GCCGTGGTAGTCTTTGCCGTGGTAGTCTTTGCCGTGGTAGTCTTTGCCGTGGTAGTCTTTGCCTTTGCCGGCAAAGTAGGTTCAGTTTCATTCAAGGTTTCTCTTATATCCTTTTGTGCTTCTTTTGTTTCTTCTACGTCATCATCGTAATTATCATCATTTACATATTTATGTTGTAAATTTAAAGATACTTTATCGGCGTCACTTACCTTTCGCACCTTTTTATAGATAAAATACCGGTTTAAGAATGAAATTGTACGCTCTTCATCTGTCATATAAGGAGCATCTCCATATGAAGATTTCATTTGTGGAAAATTCTTTATTTCGTTATTCATTTTATTGAATAGTTCATTAAATAATCCAGTTCCACTAGTAAATGACGAGTTTATTTTTTTTAATTCGTCGGTTGAAACCGGAACAAATCCATAATTTTCTAAAACACGAGTTAAATAAGTATAATTCACCAAGTATTCGCGAATAGTTTTATTAATTGATTCTTGGAACACATCAATTGCATATCCAACGCAAGTTTCGTCGTCATTATATTCATCTCTATCGTAGCGTTTAATCACTTCCCATATTTTTTTACCTTTATTATTATTTTTGTCATCCTTTACCATAATCACTTTACTATCATTTTCTTCCGTATTTTTAAGCATGTTAAACATTTTTTCGCCATCATAACTAGTCCCAATAAAGTATCCACCTTCTTTAGTTACCTCTGACACATTTTGTAAGAAATTTTGCAAGGTTTCTTGGTTTTCAAACATATAGTGAATTGCGAATTGAATAGAGCATATATTAAATCCGTCAGAAGCAACACCATAATTTTTATAGACACCTTGTCCCAATATTTTTGCATCTTTTGGTCCTTGTCCAAAAACAGCACGCGTGATTTGCTTATCCTTATCAACAAGAATACCGGTTGTTTTTCGAATATTGACACTCGAATTCCCGTTTACAAATAAAGCAGATGGCATAACGTTATACCGTTTTTTATAATTAAGGTATCTAGCACAAGCACCATCCATTCTGTTTTGAATATTATCACGTGAAATGTCAATACCAAAGACAAACTTTAATTTAGAATTAATCCACTTAGGCCAGTCGCCGCCTTTACCGACTGCCAAATCAATCATTGTATCACCTGGTTTTGAAACACTTTTAATAAGAGCACTTTTCACATATAAATTATGAAAATCGCGTAATGCACGTGTTTTACTAACACCAGATACTTTATTGTAATACACATCGTCATCGCTCAACTCTTCCGGAATATTATCACCGGTGATTAACATTGTTTGAGTTACCGGGTAATGAATTGAATGCCAATTGCTATTAGCAACATGAAAAGCATTACCATAATTTTTTTCTCCATTACGTAATTGTGCTGTCTTATCATAGCGAACGCGTAATGGAACCCAGCGCCATTGTTTCTCACGTGTCATGTCATACCGAAATTCAACAATCATATTGTCTTCTATTGTTTCATTATTTTCGGTATACATATAATTCTCATTATCGGCATCTGCATTATTTGAAAGACCTATATTACAAATACCTGCTTTATAGTCGCTTGGTTCTGTGGGATAAAATTGCATCGGCACATATTTGTCACGATTGTCGTCCCTTGTTTTGACATTTGGTAATTTATCGTCAATCATATCTTGGTATGGGTTAACAAATCCGTGTTTTGATTCATCAAAACCAACACGTAAAATAACCGTTTTATATTCTTTTATTTGGTTATTTGTAGTTAGATTCATTCCATCTGAAAATAAGGACCCAATAAAATCAGTTCCATCTTCATTTTTCTTAACTGAAACTAAGAAATCAATTGTATTAAATTGTGATGGTTTCCACTTGAATGAATGTTCCCACGTCATTTTAACTGGTTTCGTATATTCTCCAACCGTATTTGAAGCAACACCAAAGTTTGCTGGTGTAAAAATAAGACCATCGGTTTCATATTCAAATAGTCCTTCATATTCTTTGGATAAAATAGTTTTACATCCTTGAAAAATGCTTTGACTATCACTCCCTAAATAAAATGTTTTTTTTATTATGTTTAATGGGACTGGCGCGGTTTCCTTAACAATCGAAACAGCATTTATTTTATTCACAATTGTTTCTAAAAGTGGTAACCGATATTTATTTGCCATTTCATCATTAATTGTCGGCACAAATCCTTTTGAACGAACGTCTTCGCCATTAATGTAATAAATATCAAATGCAGCATACATATTAATAAACTTTTTATGTTTGTCGTATAAGATATGCTCACCGTCAATTATAGTATTCCAACATTCTTTGTTTTTAGATAATGTTCCAGTAAATTGGACATCCATATTAGTTGAAATCAAATAAATTTTCCCATTTGGAGCAATAAACAATAATTTACGTTCTCCATCTGCTTTATCGGTAACTGTATAGTGTTGTCTAATATTAGACACAGTTGAATCTGCGTCAACTGGTCTAATATTATGCAATTCTAGTGTATATGAAGAAGGACCTACAAAATTAGATGGAGTAATACGTGATTTTTCATTGTATTCTTTGCCCCACAACAATTTCATATATTCTTGAATAACAAATTGTTGTTCTGAATAACTAACCGGATAATTCGTTTCTTGTAATCCTGCCAAGACATATTTTACAATAGGTTTTAATAATTGTTTATGAAGGATTTCTGGTTTATTATACGCACTTCCAATACCAACGTTATTATTTATAAATTCGATTTCTACTTCATATTTTTCTGGGGAAGTGAACACGCCAGAGTCGTGAATATTATATTCGGGTATGTAAAAACGATTGTCTTGTTTCTTTGATTCCTTGACAATACTCATATCCACAACAACTGGAAAATTAGGATGGCGTAATTTGAAACGGTTCAAATAGCGAAATGTTTTTTTATTGTCGTTCCATTTATCAATTGTAGAACGTATAATAGGCGATTCAATATTCATTGTATATTCTTTACTGAGCGAGACACGGTAATTTAAATCGCGCACATCGACAGAAGACATGTCATTGCCGTTACCATTGTCGCGGTTGCTTTGTTTATTATTAAACCGTGATTTTTGTATAAATGATACCCCATTGTCAATTGTATCAATGCGATTTGTTTGACAATATTTCCTTATATTATGCAGTCCGTTAATTTCTGTACGAATGGTTGACATACGTATTTTATTTGTTTTTAAATCAGTGTATTCGCTTTGAATTCGCATTAAATATTCATTTGTATCAACCACAAATCCGGACGATACCAATTTTTTAATTATATTGTCATAACCGATTTTTGTAATTTTCTTACTACCAAGTGTTCCAAACTTTACTTCTAATTCTAGTTGTTCATTATCTCCTTCCTTTGTGATATTATTGAGATATGTTTCAATCAACCTTATTAAATCCTTTTCAGTATTGATTGGCGAACGCATTGACGGTTGTCTAGACGATGTTGCTTTTTTTATAGTATCTTGTTCTTTTAATGTTGTCTTTTTTGAATCTTCCATGATTGTATATAAATATTAGTGATAAGATAATATTTATATATTTATATCATCTACAATCAATTTTATTATTAATAATATATGAGAAGTTGTTCATTATAATTAAATTACTTGTTATCTACATCATTGAAGATATAGATAAAATAACTAAAAAATTAAACATACCTTATTTATTATTAAATATATTGTAAGATTTCGTCATAAAGTTGTTTCTTGGTTTTAGATTTTAATTTACCGGTAGTTTCATTTTTGGTCTGTGTATTAATCTCTAGTTTATTGCAAATATCTTGTAGTTCAGACGAAGAATAAGATGCTGGAGATTTCAATGGTTTTTGAATATTTTCAATATACCAATATTCTGATTGAACCTTATTTAAGTAGTCGTCAATCTCATTATTGCTATTGTTATTGCTATTGTTATTGCTATTGCTATTGTTATTGCTATTAGATAAATTAGTATTGTTATTTGAGTTAGCATTTATCCATTTAATCGAATCTTCCTTTTTCTTATTTTGGACAATAACACCAACTCTTGTAGAGTCATTAATCTCGGAATTAATTTTACAATATTTCCTACCATATACATATGTAATTGAAACATTATGTAATAGACACAAAGCAGTTAATCCCTTTAATGAAATAGTTGTCTTGCTTACTAATTCTTCTTCTAATTCAGTTCGCTTAAGTTTTAATTCTTTAAGTTGTTCCTTTATTTGTTTTAACTTTTCAACTGTTTCTATTTTAAAGTTCTTTTCATTTGTAAATGAATTCGTGCGGTTCATCTCATAGTCTTCATAACCGTTCAATATGATAAAAAAACACCAGAATAGTTTATCTTTTTGTGTAGGAGTAAATATAGACATTATATTTTTGTCGGTTGCTGTTGCTGTTGCTGATGCTGTTGCTGTTGCTGTTGCTGTTGCTGTTGCTGTTGCTGATGCTCCTATTTCCAGAATGTCTTTTGGAGTGGATAACAATACATTTGGGTTGTGTTGCTTTTTAAATTTATATCTATAATTATTCTGTTTTTTCATATTTTCATCCGAAAACATATATTGATTCATTTCTTGAAGAGTTTCATTCATTTTAATATAAAATAGTATACAATTATATATTAAAATGGAGTTGTCTTTATTATAATTTTATATATTATTTATCACTCTAATTTAAGTTGTAAAAAATGTTTGTTCAATCGATTCTTTTTCACTTTCACCTATTTTTAAATGCTTTTGTTGTTCTTCTACATAATTAACATATTTTTCTAATTCAATAATCACTTCATTATTCAATTCAGTTAAATTAACAAAAGTTCCATTATTATTCTCATTTGTCTTAATATTATTGAATTTTGTTAATATACGTAATATCTCAACTTGATGATACTTTTGCATAATTTCAATTCGTTCTTTTAGATTATCCAGAGACATAATAAACTATAGTAATTATTTTACAATAGTTATATTTAAATTAAAAAATATAACTATTAATAGTGGTTGTTTTGTGAATATAGATTAGATATTACTATTTTTATTTTTAATTTTTATTTTTAATTTTTATTTTTAATTTTTATTTTTAATTTTTATTTTTGTAAAATTGAGGTTTTTTTCAACTTTAATGTTCGTTTTTTTGATGGTGCTTTTTGAGATACTGGTTTTTCGGTTTCTTCATTTATAGTTGAAAGCACATTAATTGGTTCAATTGGCAATTGCTCTACAT